CCGCGCAGGCGAGAATTGGTGGACCGAGGACGACAAGCTTCGCGAGCTCGCCGCGCAGGCGACCGAGGCGTACATGGTCCGCGACGAGTGGACGAACGTGATCGGTGACTGGCTCCGCGATCCTGATCAGAGGCAGAAGAAAAACTTCCAGACCAGCGAGATCCTGTCGGGCGCGCTGAAGATCGAGGTCGGCAAGTACGGGCGCATGGAGCAGCTTCGCGTCGGCAACAGCATGCGCAAGCTGGGCTTTGAGTACGTAAAAATTTGGTACACCGCAGAAGAGTTGTCGGTGATGGCATCCGACACACCAAAAGGCCGAAAGGCGTGGAGACGAAAAACCGATGAAAAATCTGAATGACTTTGGCCTGTCGCGCGACGTCGAGAACGAGCTCAAGATCTACGGCAGGAACGGCGATCACGGCAACGGCATGTTCAACTTCATGTCGTGCGAAGACGGCAAGACACTGCGCGTGATCTGCAGCGATGGCGGCGGCTGGGACCACGTCAGCGTGTCGCGCGTCGACCGCGTGCCGACGTACCGCGAGATGGAGCAGGTCGCGAAGATCATCTTCCAGCCCGACGAGTACGCGGTGCAGTACCACGTCCCGGCGAGCGAGCATGTAAATTTCCACAAGTACTGTTTGCACTGGTGGCGACCGACGCGCGAGTTGCTGCCGCATCCGCCGACGATGATGGTCGGGCCGAAGTGAGCGAGCCGGATAATCGGATGCGCGTCGTGGTGGGATGGACACTGCTGTTTCTGTCGCTGATCGTGCTGACTTGCGTGTGGGATTGGTTGGCGCTGAGAGAGTGCTTGGATGCAGGGAATTCTTGGTTGTTCTGCGTCCGAGTCTTGGGGTGAAAGCCCCGGCGTTGCACCGGGGCATGGTTGTCATCCTGCTGGCAGGATGATGCGTTCGCGTATCACTTTGCGTGCAGGATGAGATCCTCGAGGATCTCCTTGGGCTTGGCGTCGGGCACGACGACACGCGCCCGGTCGACGAGCTCCTGCAGCTTCTCGGCGACGGGTGGGCGGGCCCAGAACTGCACGAACACCCAGCCCTCACCCCTGCGGCGCGAGCGCCACGAGGCAGCGTTTTCTGGGTTTCTGACTGAGTTGATATTGCTCATTCGACGTTCCTCGCAAGAAAGTAACCCAGCAGCAGCACGACGGCTGCGCCGACCACAGCCATCCACATGCCGACCTTCACGTCGGTCTGGCACGCGACCCACACGCAGACCGCGTACAGCGCGCCCACGACGAGAAGGAACGCGACGGCCTCCGGCATGCTGACCAGCGCACGCGAGCCCCGCCTGCGGCCCTCTGAGAGGTACCGGCCGCAGTAGTGGCAGTTGTCGAGGCTGGCGGTCGTGATCTGCGCGCCGCACTCGCAGCGGTCATTCGTTCGCACGTTCACAGTTCCTCCTCAGTGACTTCGCGCAGGCCGAACTGATCGACCTGCCCCTGCAGTTCCGACATCGGGTACTGGAACGCCCACACGGTCCCGCGCATGCGCGCCATCTCCATGCGTGCGCGGCCCCAGTCCGGATCCGGCACGACGATGTAGCAGGACGCGAGGCTGCGACCGTCGGCGGTCTTGTGGCCGAAGCCGAAGGTGAAGAACCAGCCATCCTCGCGGCTCACGATGGCACCTCGGGCCCGGCCAGCCACCGCTCGACTCTCTCCTTGCTGCCCCACGCTTGCGCAGGAGCCTCGTTGTAGAGCCACGAGACGATGTCGAACAGCATGCGCCGGTTGGTCATGTCGGCGCGCTCGCACGCGGCGCGCAGGTCGTTCTCCAACACGGCGGTCAGGAAGCCGCCGGTCGGCCGGTGATGCTCGAAGTACAGGCGCAGACCCTCTGTCAGATTCGCGTTGGGCACCTTGCTGAAGTCCATCATTGGATTCCCTCCAGCGTGATGCGCGCACGCGCGAGGATCTGGCGCACGTCGTCGGGGTTCTGGTGCTCGCCGACCAACAGGGCGTCGATCACGAATGCGAGCTCCCTGCACGTCGCGAGCAGGCGGTCGCGCTGGCCCTTGATGACCAGCGCCTTGCGGCCGAACTTTTCGATGCGGTCATTGAGCTCGAGGCGCACGCGCTCGAGGTCGGCGTCGGTGACGACAGGGTTTTCGTTTGTCTTCGTGTTCATTGCGGTCTCCGGTAGTGTTGAAGGATGGTGGAAGGGGGAAGCACGATCTTGCAGGCGAGTCGCTGCTCGCCCGCATCTTCGCGCAGGAAATTGCGATCGCGGAAAATCGTGTAGCGTTCGAGCGCGGATGGGATCCGCACCGTGTGCCACACGACACCGCGCACGTCGCCGTCGTCACGCCACGCGTGCCGCGGCTGCAACGCCGCGATGATGATGACGGCGACAACGATGGTTCCGAGCAGGGCGATCATGTGATCACCAGCCCGTCGGCGACGATGCCTTCGACGATGGCGTCAACGTAGCGCGGCTCGACGACCGTGCCGAGCCGACCCCACATCTGCCGATCCTCCGGCAGGTGATCGTCGACCCATGCTTGCGCGGCGGGCGTGACGGCGGTGAGGATGCAGATCGAACCGTGGTTCGCGAGCGTGAAGTCACTCACCGAAATCTCCCGTCTCGTGTCCGCCGCAATTCGACCAACGCTCGGTCGTGTTGCCCCACATCGACGTGCCGACGGTTGTCGTCCCGCCACTGAGGAGGAAACGCCCCGCGCAGAGCTCCTTGCGGTCGACGCACCAGATCCATTGCTCGCTGCCGGTCTCCTTCACCGCGGTGCGCATGGCCGCGCGTGCGGCCTTCTTCGCCTCGCTCGGCAGGTCGAACACACCCGCCTCGCGCTCGGTGCCGTGGAGGACGTGCTCGCGGGCCTCGTACTCCTCGCCCGGCCCGGCGTCGCACATGTGGTACGCGTACGCGTGCAGGAACGTCTCGCCCACCTGCTCACGCGTGAATCGTTCGCGCTTCATCCGACACCTCGCACGGCGTTCCAGTCCTTCAGGTTCGCCCAGTGCAGCGGCACGAGGTTGATGTGCCGCCCGGTGATCACGAGCCCGTTCGGGATCGCGTTGGCGACGTAGTGCATCTGCTTGAGGTACGTGCGCGGTGCGGTGCGCTCCTCCTGCGGTGCGTCGGCCAGCGGCACGTAGTGCGGTGCAGCCAAGCCCTCGGTCGCCACGAGCGCGAGCCCGTCGTGCGGGCTCCGATCGTAGGTGTACAGCTTTGTATACATTGTGGCTCTGTTCACTTTGGTCTCCGGTTGGTTGTGGTCGAGCTTGCCTTCTTCCTTCGCGATGTCGCGGCCCGCGCGATACCACGCGTAGCCGATCATCTGCCGGGCCTGACGGCTGGCAAAGCCGTTGATGCCCTTGGTGACGAAGTCGTAGCCGTTCCAGAACGCGATGGCGAACGAACTGCCGTAGCTCCCGCGCTCGCGACGCTTGCCCTTCACGAACAGGCTCGGGTGCCGCACGTCGTACGCGCGGCGTGCCGCCGTGTACTGGCCCTGCATGTACGGGTCTTTGAATGGATTGGTAGTCATCAGTAGATCGCCCACGGGTGGCCGTCCTCGAACGCTTCGAGCGCGCGATCGCGCACGCCGACCTCGACGTCAGGCACGTCGCTCGGCGCGAGGATGTTGAGATGGAACGGACCCTCGGCATCCTCGGCCATGCGGTCGAACGCGTGCGCGTACGCGCGCGTGGTCGCCGGGTACGCCACGAGGCTGGTCGACTCCGCGCAGTCGCAGTCACGCGACCAGCTTTCGATCAGCACGACGCGACGGCCGACGTTCTGGTTCCCTTCGATCGGGTTCCAGCAGAAGATGCCCATGCGGCGCGCGCGATCGGCACCGATGGCATTCTCGCGGATGTTGCGGCGCAGGTTGCGCGCGTTCGCACGCTCACGCTGGCGGCAGGTGCGCTCGAACAGATCCTTGCCTGCGGCGGCGATCTCGTCGACGTTCGCCTCGGTGGCGAGGCCCGCGGCCTTGTACGCGCGCCACGCGATCAGCACGCAGTGGCTGGTCTCGACGTAGTCGGTGGGGATGGGAAGATCGATTTGGAATTTCATGGTGGTCTCCAGTTGTGGGATTTGTATACAATGCAGCAACGCTGCCGAGTGCGGTCTCTGACACCGCACCGAGCAAAGCTACCTACCAGCGCCCGCCGTTCTCCATGAACATGATCTGGCGCTCCATGCTGCGCTCGCGCGAGTCGTCCATCTCGCGCTGCTCGATCACCTTCCAGAGCAGCGCCTTGCGTCCCTTCAGCCGCGGCTCGTCGACGACCGCCACGACGCGCTGGCCGTGGCACACGCTGCAGGAGACGTCGTAGTCGCCGCGGAAGTACGCCTCCTCGAAGTCCGGATCCTCGCGGAACTCCTCGGGGCTGATGCCGTTGCCATCGATGGCCGGGTTGGTGTGCGTGCCCTTGCCATCGCAGCGATCGCACACCTCGTAGCGCGCCGGGAACACGACCTCGAACTCGCGGTCGCTGTGGCGGCTGTAGTGCGTCTTGGTGACGGTGACGGCGCTCACGGCTGCACCTCGTTTGCCTTGAACGTGAGGCCGACGCCGCGCTTGCGCACGACCTTGCCGTGCGTCCAGTCGCCGAGCAGGCCGTAGACGTGGCCGACCTCGTCGACGCGTGCGGTCGGGCTGCAGTCGCCCTTGATCACTTTGTCGCCCGCCTCAAGGAAGCGCGCGTTCTTGATCGCCTCCTCGGCGGTCGCGCCGCGGCCCCAGTACCCGCGGCCCGTGACCAGCACGGCCATGACGGTGATCGCGCCGCCGGTGGGCTCATCGATGCAGCGCACGGCGGTGCCGTCGACCAAGATCGTGGAGCGGATGCGGTCGAGCTTCACGCGCACCTTCTCGGTGGTGCCGTTGAGCGCGAGCACGGTGCCGAACCGCGCGCCGCGCATCCAGAAGTCGGTGCCGGGGTGCATCTCGACGCGGGAGTGAAGCTTGATGGTCTCGCCATCGAAGCCGGTGATGGTATTGAAGTTGTCTTTCATGGTGTTCTCCAGTTGTGGTTTTGTATACAATGTCGGGTCGTTAGCCCGCCGCTGCCGCCTCGCGTGAGCGTGGCGACAGGGGCAGTCGATTACTTCCGCTCGAACTGCTTGGTGCGCTCCAGCAGAGCGCGTGCGTTCTTGACGTCGTCCTCGGCCTTGGCGAAGCTCGCGCGATCCTCGTCGAGCTCGTGGACGTCGTCCGCGTGCTCCTCAAGGCCCACGTCCGCGACCGGCAGCACCTCGGCCAGCGCCTCGCGCAACTGGGCGATGATGTCGGCGCGCATGTTCGACTGGCTGCGCGTCAGCGCCAGCGCCTGCTCGAAGTGGTCCCACGGCTTGGCCGTGCCATCCTCGGGCGGGCAGTCGAACAGGCCCATGCTGCGCAGGGTGATGCGGGCGAACGCCACGTCGCTCGTGAGGTTCGGGCTCTGTGCGATCACGAGCAGCGTGGCGAGAAGCTCCGGCGCTGCGTGCGCGATGCGCAGTTCCATCGCGATCGCCTGCGAGGTCGGGCTCTTCTCATCGATGATGAGCTCGAGTGGTTGCGGCTTTGCGCCGATGTCGATCATCTGAAAGAAGCGGGGGGTGTTGATGCTCATTGAATTTTCTCCAGTTGTGGTTTTGTATACATTGGGTGGCAGCGGGATCATTGGACTGCGGTGTCCTGCGCGCGCGCCGCGGCAATGATCTCGTTGTGCCGGATGTCGGCGACCTCGGCGTCGAGCTTGTCGAGGGCGTCGACAAGGGTGTTGCCCGAGGCGGCGATCGCCTCGCGCTGGCGGAAGACGAGCAGCGCCCAGAAGTGTTTGTCGCTCGTGGTGAACGGCTCGACGATTACGCGTGCGCCGTCGGCGCGGTTGGCAAACAGGAAAGCGGTGATGTTGTCGTGCATGTGGGTCTCCGGTTGGTTTAGCGGTGGCTGACGTCGACGACAGCGCCGGTGTCGAACAGCGCGACGATGGCCTCGGCGTCCTTCAGGCTCGCCGTGTCGAACTGGTACGTCGTGCCGTAGTTGCGGATGCACACGTCGTAGACGATGGAGCCATCGGTCAGCGTCTTCGCGACGATGCGCGGCTTCATTGCGTCGGCGTCGACGGCGGTCGGTTGCGGCCACGGCTTGGTGCGGATCTGGATCGTGTCGTTCATGGTGGTCTCCAAAAAGGGAAGTTGTATACAATGTTGCAGCGGTGCTGCCTGCAGCCGCCTCGGACAGAGGCGACTGAGGGCATCATCACTCAGCCGGTGCGTCGGCGGGAGGAGCCGAGGAGGAAACCTCGAACCTGCGCCACGACTGCGTGCCTGACCAGCCGCGGAAGCCGTCCGGCTCGCGCACCCAGTACACGCGACCGCGGTCGGTGTAGCGCGCTCTGGCGTCCTTCCCAGAGGGCAGCTTGCGGCGCTCGCCGGGCAGGATCGGTGCCGGGCCCGCCGTGCGCTCGACCTCGCGCAGCGGCTGGCCGTGACGCGCATCCGCCACGCCCGCGAGGAACGCGACGAAGGCGCGGCCGCTGCGCTCGCGGTGCTCAAGCTGGCCGACCTCGCTGCGCACCGCGAGCACCTGCGCGTACTCATTGGCTTGGTCGAACGGCACCAGTTCGTACCGGCGCACGCCATGCTTGAGCACGTAGGCCGTGCCGTTGGCCTTCTCAGGCTTCACGGTCCCGGCTTCCAGCCCAGCGATGCGCACGAGCATCTCGTCGCACTGCTTGGTCACGTCGGCGATGACCTTGTCGGCCATCGTGCGCGAGACCTGCAGCGGCTCGTACTGGTTGCCTTGGCACACGCCGCTGAAGTAGCCGTGCTCGACCGTGTAGCCGTGGTGCGCCATCGCGCCGTTCTTGACGGCCTGCTCGCGGCCGCACAGTTGGCAGTGGCCGCGGCGTTGGATGTTGTTGCTGTCTCTCATGGTGCATTCTCCAGTTGTATACAATGTCAAGGTTTGGCGGCGGCTTCTTCCACCGTCGTCGTCTGGTCGTCGAGGCCGTCGATCAGCGTGCTGATCTCGTCGAGGAAGTTCTGCACGCGCTGGCCCTTGTCGCCGTCCTGCAGCGACGAAGGCATGTTGTCGTACACCTCCTGCTCCTCGTCGCGGATCTCTTCGAGTTGCTGCGTGGCGAGGCGGATGGATTCGAGCGCGGCAGCGAGCCGCTTGCGGCGTTGGTCGTTCATTGCGGTGGTCTCCAGTTCTGGGTGGGTGTTGCCCTGTGCCGCCTCTTGCGAAGCGACATCAGGCAAGACTCAGTGATTGACGGCCAGCGCCACGGCGATGAAGCACGCGGCGCTGAAGAAGAGCAGCAGGGTGACGGCGAGCGTCCTCATGCCGGGAACCGCTTCTCGAAGCGAGCGACGATGGCCTTGGCCTTGCGCGCGTCGCGCGGGTTGACGTACGTGACGAGGAACCACGACTTCAGCGTGTCGTAGTTGGGGTTGCAGGTGTCGTGGTTCTCATCGATGGTGTCGAGCACGTTCTCGGCGACGACGCACGTCCACGACTTGTCGCCTGCGCGCCCGGCGGCGTAGAGCTTTGCCATGAGCTTGCAGAACTCCGCGCGGCGGACGAGCTCGTTGATGATGGTGGTGTTGTCGGCAACCTTGCCTGCGATGTAGAGATCGCGCGCGGCCTTCCGCTCGGCGACCTGATCCATGGAGGCGATCTCGACGCCGAACGCGTGGCCGATGCAGTCGCGGCCGTTCTGCTTGACGTACCACTCCGGCGGGTTGTGAGCGCGGAAGCGGACGCCGAGCCAGCCTTCCTCGGCGAAGTAGCCGGTGACGGTGGCCTCGCCGATGCCGTTCATGGTGATCTCGATCTTCTCGCCGACGGCGGGCGGGGCGAGCTTGCCGGACCACAGGTATTCGGCGTTGTCGGGGCGCGGGCCGTTGTCGGCCTGATGGAAGCCGTAGTGCGGGAGGGCGTGCAGGTTGAGGTAGGACATGATTTTCTCCAGTTGTATACATTGTTGGGGTTGGGTGTTGCCCGATGCCGCCTCAAGGAGCGAGGCGACAAGCGGCAAGACTCAAGCGGTGGTGTCGCGCGACCAGACCAGCACGTCCCACGTACCGGTCCACGGCGCGTAGTTGCCGGCGGCGTAGTCGGCGAGCGAGTCGGCGTGGTTGTAGCCGCCGGACACGTAGAGGTGGGTGACGCCGGGGTGGTTGGCCTTGATGTCGGCGATGGTGGCGCGGATCTCGTGCCATGTGCCGCGCCATGCGTGGCATTCGGCGGCGGGCAGCGGGTCGCACTGCCCGCCCGCGTCGGCGGTGTTGAGCCAAGTGCCGCGGGACATGTGGAAGCCGCGACGGCCGCAGTCGGCGATGGACTCGCGCAGGGCGGCGTTGCGGGCGGCGGTGATCTGGTGCTTGAGGGTGTTGAGAGGGGTCATGCTGTTCTCCAGTTGTATACAATGCGGCAAAATGCCGGTCGGGGTGATCCCGTCGTGCCCGCCTCAACATCGAAGCGGGCCCATCAGATTCACACAGTGTTTGCCGCAGTCGTTGGGCGACCGCGCGACGCACAAGGGCGCACGCGGAAGCACTGCGGTGGTGACCTCTCAGGTTGTCTGGATCGAGCGGGTGGCAGGGGCGCGCGTTTCGCGTGCCCGGCGGGTTCAGTCGGCCTCAACGGCTCAGTCGACCCTCGCTTCCTTGCGTGGCGGCAGTGTGGGTGCTTGCGCACCGTCGTCGGATCAGTCCCCCCTCGTCGCTCTGACTTTCGAGGTGGGCCGGAGCGGGGAACACGTCGGTGTCGATCCCCGCCTGCAGGCATCCAAGCCCCGGTCTGATTCCGCCAGCACACTGCTGCTTTCATGTTGCTCCCTGCGCGGGATTATATCACCGCCTGATATATCACCGCAACACCCCAGACCTCACCGCCCGTCGCCCCGCTCGACCACGCGAGTTATCCACAGCCCCAAAGTTATCCACAGGCGCTCCCCACGCCATTCCTCGCCCATTCTCCGGTGGCAAGGGGAGATCTACCTCATCTCCTACCCTTCCAACTCCCTGATTCGCCTCACCTTCCCCTTCCTCCCCTGTAATCTAGATATATATAGATGTAATGATATAGCCCCAGAGTTATCCACAGGCTGCCAGCGCCCCGCCATCTCCCACACACCTCCTTGGGAAATTTCAGGGGAGAATGGGTTCAAGGGGAGGATCGTTGATTTGTATACAATTGTAGAATGCTGAGTCGAGGGAGGTCGTGTAGAATCAGTGGGCTGGCCGAGCCCTCGGCACACAATGTGGAGATGTATACAATGCGCAATTTGCGAGACAAGCGGCTGTCGCGCGCGACCGTGGCGAAGGTCATCGCGCTCGAACGGCAGATCCGGCGGCTGATCAAGGCCGACCTCGCCGTCTACGCGGCCCGAGAGGGGCTGCGCGCTGGCGCTGGCGACCACGAGGCGCTCGAGCGGGCGCAGGAGGCGCGCACGGCCCGGCTGGCCGCGGCAGGGTACGCAACCCCCGGCGGTTCGATACCCCTCGCGCCCGGCGCTGGCACCGGGTAGAATCGGACCCTCGGCGGTTGGCGAGGACGGTCTCCCCTCCCCCCAGCAGCCCGACCGGGCCGCGCGCTTCGCCAGTTGTCGCGCGGTCCGGTCACCTACCCGACGCGGGGACTCTCCCGCAGACCCACGACCTGATGCTCGACGCGCCGCGCAACCCGGCTCCCGAAAGGGCGGTTTGTATACCGTGTAATACATGTATTATGTCAAATCGGGAGGGTCGTGTATAAAACGCAACAAAGTTAATTAGTATACATTCGACCCGGCTCGGGCCCAGCCCGGCCGCGGCCCGCCGCCCTCCCCGCCCAGATCCCGAGCGCCCCAGTACGTACCCGATTCCGACCCCGCTCTGCCGGGCTTTACAAAGCACCATGCCCTTGAGTACAGCGCGACCCGCCTGAAAATCGCGGGCGTATTTTCAAAACACGGTCCTTGTGGCAGACTCCGGCGTTGCTGCGATGCGCGTGGCGAGGAGTTGGGCCTGTGGGTGCCCCTCGTGGGTTTGGACCGGCGCGCGTTTGCGGCAGGGGTGGTCGGCCCCTGATCGGCCAACATCGGGGCGTTTTGGCCGCGCGGTGCTGGGACTCTCCGGCCGCGCGGTTTTTTTTCCTCGGGTTTCCTCCTTTTTTGGCCGGGACAATTTCGTGATGCGGGGTGGCGGGATCTTGGCGGGTTTGGCGGACGCGGGGCGGCTGGTGGTGGTGCTGGTCGTGTTGGCGGTGTTGTTGATCGGGTGTTTTGGCGTGATCCAATGGGCGTCGGGGGGGCCGGTGGTGGTGGTGAACCCCGAGAGTGCGGACCCGTGCCGGGTGACGCCGGTGACGGCGACGGTATTCGTGTTGGACGGTGAGCAGAACGTGGTGGTGCGGGGGACGTTTTCGGGCAACTGCAGCAACCCGGTGCCGCCGGTCATGCCGCCGGATCCGTTGGCGTGCAACGCGCACAACACGTCGGACCTTGACGACTTGGGGTACGTGCGGATGTGCGCGGGGAACGTGCGCTCGCTCAATTCGAGCCTGCATGCGCGGTGGGACAACCAGTATTCGGGGCTGATGAGTGGGCCGTGGCCGGGGGCCGCGGGGCAGTTCGGCTTTGGTCTGGTGGTGACGGTCAATGCGCAGGGGTACGGTTCGTTTGCGTTCAACACGGGCGGAACCGAGGCGGGGGTGACGTTTCAGTCGAACACCAGTTACGGGGTGCAGGGGATGCTGTCGGTGAGCACCTTGCCGGGGGACACGTTTGGCGGGAGCACGGTGTGCAGTACGCCGGGCACGGCGGTGAACCTGTCGAGCAAGGCGGGGACGAAGGCGCAGTGCAAGCTCAAGCTGAACACGGACTACTACCTCACGATCAGCATGGCGGACTACTTTGCGCCGCACCTGACCGACTGCGAGGGCAACACCTGCTCGACAGGGTGGACGGTGTACCGCTATGGGAATTGATCGAATTATCGGGGACGACGGCGGGGCGGCTGCGGCCTACACTCCGACGCGGCGCGCTTTTCTCGCGGCGCTGGTGGCGGCTCCGGTGGCCGCGGTGGCGGCGCGGGTGTTGCCTGCCGAGCCGCCGGGCGTGCCGTGGTGGAACCTGCTGGGCCTCGAGAAGCCGCTGTTCCCCGAGGTCGCGGCGGATGAGCCGGTGGCGACGATCGCGGACGGGCAGATCGGCCGCTTCTACAGCTTCCGCTTCGTCGAGTCGCTGCCGCTGGCCCCGGCGTGGGACGATCCGCTGTACGCCTCGTGGCGCGAGAACCGGCCCGGTGGTAGCCTCGCGCCGCACTTCCCATCCATCCTCCGAGGAGACCCGCATGCGTGTTCAGGTGATTCGCCAGAAACTTCCCGTCCGGCCGCGCGTACCGTTTACGCCGATCAACCCGAGCCAGCCGCCGGGCTACTTGGCCGGTCCGGAGGCTGACGGCCAGTGCAAGACGTGGGGTCTGGCCGAGGCGATCGCGGTGGCGCTGGATTTCGCGCGCAACAACGCGGGCACCGACGAGGCCAAGAGCGCGCGCGGTTTTGCCATCACGCTGCGCGCGCCGGACGGTTCGCCGAAGTCGGTGCAGGTGCAGACGACCTCGTACGTGTACGAGCTCGAGGAGCAGCAGGAGGTGTCGCTGACCGCGGGCTGCCTGCTGGCGCGCGCGTACGGCGCGGGCATCGAGGGCTGGCGCACGGCGCAGCATCAGGATCTCAACTACGACCCGCGCTGGCCGACGCCGATCGACGAGGCGATTGCCGTGTCGAATGCCAACGTCGACGCGAACGGCAACCAGACCTACGCCGGGGTACAGGTGGTCGACCTGTTCGACCTGTTCTTCAACGCGCTCATCGCGGACATCCGGCACGGCTCGTACGTGTTCAGTCCGCCCGCGGGCGCGCAGCAGGAGTGACGCCATGATCATTTACCTGAGTCTGCTGTTCGCGATCGTCGGCCTGATCATGTACTTCATCGCGAGCAACCCGAAGGTGCAGCGCGTGGGCGAGATCATGCTCGCCGCGGGCCTGCTGGCCTTCCTGATCAACGCGCGCGAAGTGATGCAGGTGATCGGCGGTCACTGACGTGTGGACACGCCGGTCATCGTCGCGGTGATTTCGATCGCCGAGGCGGTGCTCGGAGCGATCCTCGCGCACATCGTGTACGACCGGCGCGAGCTCAAGCGGTTGAACGGTCAGTTGCGGCGGGTGCGCAAGCGCCTCGCCCAACTGGAGAATGTGAAAAAGTAGAGGAGTATACAATGCCGCCAGCCCTCATCATGCCGACCAACGGCCGCATCGTGTGGTTCCGCGGCCCGGCCACCACCGCGCCGCTCGAGCAGCCGAAGGCGGCGATCATCGTCTACGTCCACAACGAGCGGCGCGTGAACCTCGCCGTGTTCGGGCCGCAGGGCAACCTCACGGCCGTCACCGACGTGCCGCTGCGCCAGCCGGGCGACGAGGAGCTCGCGGGGATCTACTGCGAGTGGATGCCGTACCAGCAGCAAGTCGCACGGGGTGAGATTCCGCCGGTGCTGCACGCGGACGCGCCGCAAAAAGGCTGAGTGAGCTTGGAAGAGCAACTGCAGGATCTGCGCGGTCGGGCGCGCGAACTGGCGCGCGAGTTTGGCGCGAAGCTGCCGCAGTTCCTCGACGTGCTGCACGAGATCAACCGCGTGAGGGTTCTGCTACAGTGGCCCGCGCGTGCCGCCCAGCGCGGCAAGGTCGAGCCGTACCGCTTCCGATGAACTTCCACTCGAATTACACGCATTCGCTGGCGCTGACCGAGCGCAAGTTTCAGCGCATGTCGAAGCGACGGCGCAAGCGGGCGAAGGAGTTCATGCTGCACATGAATTTCCGGCCGTTCGACTACCTGCGCATCTGGGCGGTCGACCACGCGGCCTTGGTCCGAGCGGTGTCGCCGCCGTGACCGAGCCTGCCCAAGCACTCGAGCCGGTCACGCTGCACGAGCCGCGCAACCAGCACGAGTTGCGGCAGGTCGACTTCGTGCATCACCTGCTCAAGACGGTCGAGGTGGCGCGCTCGTACCGCGACGTGTTCGCGCCCGGCACCGACGTGACCTCGGCGCACCATGTCGCGGGCACGCGGATGATGAAGGATCCGTACGTCGGGATCTGGATCAAGGAACTCGCCAAGCACGCGCTCGAGGCGGCGGGCGTCGACCGCGAGCTCGCCATCCGCCGCTTGCTGCAGACGATCGATTCGGACATCACCGACTTCGGCCGCACGGTGGTCGGCGAGGACGGCGTCGAGGTCGACGACGGCTTCATGTCGCTCAAGGAGATGCGCGAGAAGCTGCCGCCGGAGAAGCGCCGCCTGATCCGAAAGTATACTGAGCGCCTCAACGCCAAGGGCGCGGTGATCATGCGCCAGATCGAGCTCGAGCCGAAGCATCAGGCGCTCGAGTTGCTCGCGCGGATCCAGAACTGGGTGTCGCCCGACCAAGTCAACGTCGTGCATGGCGACATGATCGTGAACGTGATCTCGCGCGCGCAGTCGGCGGCGCTCCGGCGCGTGGCGGCGCTGCGCCCGGCGATCGAGGGTAGCGCGACCGCGACGCAGATCTCGCGATCGGCGCAGGCGTCGAACCTGCTCACAAGCCCGGCGAAGGACGAGCGCGGGCGGCAGGTGGCCGAGCCGATCAACGCGCCCGAGCCTGACGCGCCGGTGTGAACGCGGTCGTCGCCGAGCAGCAGGAAGTCTGGCCGGAGCCGCGCACCGAGGACGAGTTCAGGGCGTGGGGCGAATTCACCGCGCACTACCAGTCCGATCCGCTGGGCTTCGTCTGCACGGTGTTCCCGTGGGGCGTGCCGGGCTCGCCGCTGGAAAACGAGGAGGGGCCGGACGTCTGGCAGGCGGTGATCCTCGACGAGCTCGGCAAGCAGATCCGCGCGGGCATGCAGGTGATCCGCATCGCGGTCGCGTCGGGCCACGGCGCGGGCAAGTCGACGCTGATGGCGTGGATCACGATCTGGTTCCAGACCTGCTTCCCGCGCAACAAGTCGCGCGTCACCGCGGGCACGATGCCGCAGTTGAAATCGGGCACATGGCGCGAGGTGGCGAAGTGGCACGAGCTCGCCGCCAACCGCTGGCAGTTCGAGTGGACGCAGACGAAGTTCATCTGCAACTGGAAGCCCAATACGTGGTACGCCGAGGCGATGGCGTGGAGCGAGCACAACTCGCAGGCATTCGCCGGTGTGCATGAAGAGATCGTGATGTTTCAGTTCGACGAGGCGTCGACGATCGCCGATTCGATCTGGGACGTGTCCGAGGGCGCATTTACCACAAAGGGAATTTTTCTCGCGTTCGGCAACCCGACCGAGCCGGAGGGTCGCTTCGCCGAATGTTTCGGCAGCAAGTCGCATCGCTGGACGACGCTGCACGTCGACTCGCGCGACTCGCGGAAAGCGAACAAGGAATTCCTGCAGCAACTGATCGACGACTGGGGCATCGATTCGGACTACGTGCGCGTGCGCGTGCTGGGCCTGTTCCCGATCCACGGCAGCCTCGCCTTCATCCCGTCGGGCTGGATCTCGATGGCGATCGCGCGCGCGCTGGTCTTCGACCCGCTGCAGATCCCGCGTGCGATTCCGCTGCTGATGGGCGTCGACGTCGCGCGGCAGGGCGAAGACCAGAGCGTCATCGTGCTGCGCAAGGGCCGCTACCTGCTGCCGACGATCTACCCGTACCGGATCCCCGACACGATGCGGCTGGCCTCGATGGTCGCCGAGAAGATCCGCGAGCACCGCCCCGACATCGTCTTCATCGACGGCAGCGGCGGCTACGGTGCGGGCGTGATCGATCGCCTGCGGCAACTGGGCTTCCCGGTCGTCGAGGTGCAGTTCGGTGCGAAGGCGGACCTGCCGAAAAAATTCGTGAACAAGCGCGCCGAGATCTGGTCGCGCTGTCGTGACTGGATCCGCGACGAGGCGGTGTTGCCGAACGATCCGGAACTGCGCACCGCGCTCGAGACGCCCGGCTACGGCTACGAGCGCAAGACCGAGCGCCTGAAGCTCGAGTCGAAGGACGAGATCCGCAAGCGCGGCGGACAGTCGCCCGATTACGGCGACGCGCTGGCGGTGACTTTCGCGCAGGCGGTGCCGGTGAAGATGCAGGACGAGGAGGTCTCGCTCGAGCCTGATGTGGTCTGAAGGAGCCAAAGATGGGCCGAAAGCTGTCATTCGATGAGCGTTACATGCCGATTCCCGAGACGGGCTGTTGGCTTTGGACTGGTACTTGGGATGAAAACGGGTACGGGAAAATGATTGGCGGTCGCGCCCACAGGATTTCCTACGCGATGCACGTTGGCCCCATCCCGGCGGGGTTGTGCGTTTTGCACAGATGCGACACGCCAGCGTGCGTCAACCCAGCGCATCTTTGGCTCGGCACGCATCTTGAGAACATGGCTGACATGGGCAGGAAAGGAAGATCGCGCTGCAAGAAACTCAATGCGACGCAGGTTTTAGAGATCCGAGATTCACGCGAGACCCTTGTAACGCTGGCTGAAAAGTTCGGCGTGACATTCGGGATGATCTCTCACATCAGACGTCGTTGGCGTCGCGGTAACGTGGTATAACGCGGCGCACGGGAGAGAGCCATGCCGTATACGCCGCCGCGCGCCCCGACTGCCAAACGAATCGACATGCGCACCTTGGTGGCGTCGCTCGATCCGGCATGGCGCGATCCGGCAGAAGTATACTTGTTCCCCAACGGCCGCAAGTTCACCGAACCGCAAGGCGCGCCTCCGGCGACCGAGCCGCTGTGGCTCGGCACGGTGTACGCGACGAGTGACGGCAAGGGCTTCTACCAAGCCTCGACCTCGCAGATGATCCTGTACGGGACGATTCCCTGATGCCGACGCCGCCGTTTGTCACGCGCATTTTCAAGGACGTCGGCGTCGTTGCTGCCATGGCCGGGGGCACGGTCATGGGCACGAACAACTTGGGCGTCGACGCGCGCTTCGTGCTCGGCCAGCCCAACGGCATCCCCCTCCTCGACGCCGCAGGCAACATCAAGAGCGGCGCGCCCGGTCGGTTGCTCAAGGTGACGTTCCTGACCGTGGCCGGGGCCGGGGTGTTCCTCACCGGGCCGATCACGACGGCGATCTACGCAGAGCTCGTGGGCGGCTCCGGAGCGGGCGGCGGCGCGGTCGCGGCAGCAGCCAACGCGGCCATCGGCGGCGGCGGGCAGGCGGGCAGCTACGCGGCCAAGCTGATGGTGGTGACGCCTGCCACGAACTACAACTACGTGGTCGGCGCGGGCGGCGCGGGCGTGGCGGGCGCGCAAGGCAACACCGGCGTGACCACCAGTTTCGCGACCGGCACGGCGAGTGAGATCGATGCGTTCGCGGGCAAGGGCGGTCCGACGCTTGCCTCGGGCGTGGCGCTCGGGTTCGTCGACGGCGGCTGGCAGCCGGGCGGTGGCGGCGGCGCGTTCGACGTCAACCTGATCGGCGAGGGCGGCGGCATCGGCACGCGATTGAGCGGCACGGTCGCGGCGTCCGGCCGGGGCGGCAACTCGACCTACGGCGCGGGCGGTCGCGGGCTCATCGCTGCGGGCGCTGGCATCGCGGGAGATCTCGGCGGCGGCGGCGGCGCGCTGAGTTTCTCGGCCTCCTCGTTCGCCGGTGGCGCAGGTTCTGCTGGCATGATCATCCTGCGGGAGTACGCATGAGCTTTCCCGAACTGAAGTGGAACGCGCCGGTGCGGCCGGACGGTCCTGCCGGTGAGCCGGAGGGGCTGATCTTCCATCCGGACATGTTCGACAACCACGCCTCGTTGGTGATCCTCGCCAAGGACGTGATGGATCTGTTGCACCGGCACTACCCCGGCCACGCATGGGCGGTGCAGATCAACGAGTTCGGCCGCATGCTGAACATCTTCAACACGCTGCTGCATCCGGTGTGGGGCTACACGATCCGCGCGTCCGACATCATGGACGACCCGCGGCGCGAGAAGGCCGTGCTCGCCGGTGGCGAGATCCTCGAGCGGTTCGGCCTGAAGCGCGGCATGCTCGACATGGAGGCGTACAACGCGCTGCCGAAGGATCCGCGCGGCAACTGCTTCCCGATCTTGAGCGGCCTCGAGACCGCGGCGGCGAAAAAGGAACTGCGCAAGCGCGCACTCGATGAAGCGATCGACGCCGGGCGCACGTTCATCGATGAGCAGGGCCGCGTGATCGTTGGCGTGAAGCACTGACGTGGCAAACGTCATCGAGGACTACAGCAAAAACGGCGTGCCGATCAAGGGGCCGGTGGGCTCGCGCGCGATGAGCAACCTGTCGGCCGGGGGTGGCGCGCCGAAAGACACCAGTGGATTTGGTCCCGGCCAGACGATGAAGGGTTCATCGACCGACAGCGGCATGCGCAGCAACGTGCCGCTCGAGGGCGACGACGACGCCGTCGAAGAGAAGCCACCCGGCGCGGACTGGATGGTGCTCGCGCGCGAGAATTTCCAGATCTCGCAGAACTGGTTCGACATCTCGGTGCGCAGGCGCATCGAGGACAACCTCGCGCACGCGTACGGTCGGCACGCGAGCGGCAGCAAGTACTACTCGCCGGACTACGACAAGCGCAGCAAGTACTTCCGGCCGAAGACGCGCACGATGATGCGCAAGCTCGAGGCGGCGCTCGCGCTCGCGCTGTTCTCGACCGCGGAGGTGACGAACTGCGAAGCATTGAACCAGTCGGATCCGGCGCAGGTCACGGCGGCGAAAGTCCACACGGCGGTGCTCAATCACCGGCTCAAGCAAACGGTGCCGTGGTTCAAGATCGCGCTCGCGGGTTTCTTCGACGCGATGTCGCAG